CCGCGAGATTCAAGAAATTCTGGAACGTCGCCAGAGAGAAACAGAGGCATAAATTTACGCATATTATTAACGCAGCATAGATTTTTTTTTAAAAAAAAAAATTAACGAATTTCAAATACTTTCGATTTTAGATACTCTCAAGGATTTGCTGGCGCCGTAGCCGGTCTTCGAAGGAAACGTATTCCATAGTTTCGCGCACCGTGGCTACGGGGTAGTTGTAATCGCCGTAGCTTTGTCTAGCCAGTCTATACAGATCTTCTTCTCCATCTGAATGCTCGTCTTCCATGTTTAGCTGTACATTAGGTTCGGTCCCTTCCTCTTCCTCTTCACCAAAATTGTTAGCAGCACCGTAATTGTGGTACTCTGCGTCATAGTTGAGGAGCCTTTGCAACGAGGAGTCAGGCAGCCAGTACTTAGACCTACCGCCGTTACGGTACCGAAGCCCGGCTTGAAGACGTTTTCTTCTTGTTTGCGAGTCAGGGTGATCCAGCACCGCCTCAACCGAGTCGAAATTTCTGTGTGCATATTTTCCACTCTCCAAAAACGTCGAGCGGAAGTCCAGAATTATGTCGTTGATGCCGAAAGCGTCGCGAATCGCAGCATCAATTCTCAACCGGGCAAACCCGAACATGAAAGTCGAGTTGTAGTCCGATGCGGGGAATGCTCTCCAGTGAACGTAAGCGAACAGCACGGTTTCCCAGCACAATAGAGTGTTCCCCCAGACTTTCAAGGAATCGGCCGATATCCAGCCCATGGCATGGACAAGTGACAGGGCCAAGGTCTGCCAGTAACTGAAAAAGACAATGAGCTTCACACTCATGAATTTCAAAACAACACGATACGGTTCGAGCTCCGCTCTGAGACAGACCCAGAATGCCAAAAGCGCATTAAGAGCGAGGGTTATCGAGATGTTGTAGGCGACGATGAGTATAAAATGGACCGTTGATGAGGAGCTCAAAGCGAGCCAAAGCGTTATAATTGGACGGGTATACACGTACTGCATAACCAACTTTTTGATAACCCAAAATGTTTGCGGGTCCGATATGTCGACCTTCATGCCAAAGAAATGCACCGGGGGCTTGCCCGTGGTATCGTNATTACCATTATTTTTTACACTTTGAGGTACAAAATCATTATAGTTTGCTACATCAATCCAAGCCGGTTGTTCATTCATTCTTTTACTTTGCGCAACAACCCACCTAGCAACTGCTTTAGCGTCTTGCAAATAATTACCCTGTGGGCTTGTGTGGTTTAACCAACCCCAAGCACTATTATATCCCTCACCAACTTCATAAGAAGCAAAAAACGCCGGACTTACACCCTCATCTTTTACGGCGTTTAATACTTCTTTAATTTGTGATACATTACCACCTAACCATGCACTAAAACGTCCGGCATTGGTAACCTTTGGTGCTATATCATCAACAGATAACCCAAAATCATTTGTGATTTTACTATGCACATATGCTTTTAATTTTTCATCTTTAATGACTGCCATTATTATCACCACTTTTATTTTTTAACACTTCTAATTTATCCTTAATCTGTTCCGGAAATGGTACATTCATTTCTGCTAAATTTTCCAAAATGCTTAATCCCTCAGTTGCTATATAATAGAACATAATAATAACAACTAACGCACCATTTAAATTTAAAATGTTATCAATGATATTTGCGATAATGACAACAAACAGTGCTAGGACTTTACGCCCTGCACCGTATACTGATTTTGTAGACCATAAATTACCGTTTTTTAATGCTTTCGCCCAACCGGTGATAACATCAATCGCCATAAATATCAACACTGCATATAGTAAATACATATCACCACTATATATTAATTTTTGAAACGCTTCAATATCTTGTATTTTTACTTGTACTTCGTTTTGTTCATTTGCCATTTTAAAATCCTTTCTAATATCTAAATCTGTTATTTTGTATATTTTGTTGCATTGGGTTATGACTTCCGTCATTGTGCCAAAATCTCACACCACTTTCGAGCAATGCTTTCATTTGGTCTATTAATGTAGGGTCGATACCGTCAATGGTATAAGTACCATTAATTCTTAAATAATTACAAACCGTCATACTATCAATTGGTTCAATTTGTGTATAAGGGTCGTTAATTTCATAACCGAACATTAAATAATATTTAGCAATGGTTTCAACATCTGCCACACTAGGTACACCAATTTTCATTGTTAAACCATTAATACTATTTGCGATTTGGAAAGCATTTCCCATTTCACTACTTGTTGTGCTAGGTGGTTGTAATGCTAAATCTTTATATTCTGCTTGTTGGTCTTTATAGAAATCATATTCATCATTAAACTTACTAAATAATTGTGTCGGTGAAATATTACTGATAATACTAGCACTATCATAAAACTTACTTTTAGGGTCTGAACCGGTAGCAATATTTTTAGCACGATTAGTAATTAATTTACTTTCGGCATTTTTAACTCTATTTGCTTGTTGAGATTGTCCTAAAATACCATTATCAATTAAAATAGGTACTTCGGCGAAACTATCAAACGTCATCACCGTATTTAAGAATGAACCTGTATCAATTAATGTTTGTCCGTTATTTGCTTTAATTGGTTGTTCTACATCACCACTATTATAATCAACGGGATAAACCCTTACCTCATTATGATAACCAATGATTGAACGTGTTCTAAATTTAAGACCTGTGTCGGTTCTAACTTTACCGGCATCAATTAAAAGCGCGTCACCGTTCCAACTGTATAACTCAATTGTTACATATTCATTTCTGACTAGGTGGCGTAACTCGTCCTGTGAAACCCCGATAAATTCCTGTAATCGATTAAATGAAACGGTTAAATCGTTCAGTGTCCATTGGTTCGAGGTCGAGCCGTCTTTTAGTGTCATAAGTCCTGTAATATCTTCTTGTGTGTCAACATCTACTAAATCATTACTATCAATAAATTTTTCCGGTATCAATTGTATCTTTTGAAAGTTTTGTGTAATCCATGGAAATTTACTCATTTTATCCATAAAGTTATTAAAATCATTGTAAGTCATTACATATAAATTGACCGGACTTGTAATGTAGTCATAAGTAATACCTTTTGACGAATCGAGATTCGGTTCTTTTTTCGTTCCAAAATCTTTACTTAAATCTGCCGAAGATTGAAACAAAACATAGTTACCACCAAACTGTTCTAAGAAGTTAGCAACGTAATATTTATTACTTGCTTTCAATATATCATCATTATTTCTTAATGTTGGTAGCATGTACTCATAACTTGCTTTAGGTAAGTGTTGTCTTAATACATTTACTGATTGAATGTTTTCTAATACATTACCCTGTGTGTAAGTCATGATTGTGTCAATCACTAATGTAAGTTGTATGGTTTTATCGTTAATATATTCAATCGCATTTACAAACGCATAATAACGTCTATCTTCAAAATCTGATATAAACGTACAATAATTAATCCCCTGTGCTTCTTCCCAATTCATCATAACTTTTACTTGTGAACGGTCACGAATAAAATTAAATGGTGTGTTGCGATAACTCAAAGCACTAAAATGATTACCATTTAAAAAATAATCATCACGTTCAGAATTGCTACTAAAATGTACAGTGTTCTGATAATCTGTGAACGGTGTATTATAAAAGAACACAAATTCAGTTGTTTTATACGCCATTATTTCACACCCTCTATTTTTGTTATTGTGTAAGCATTTCTATCTTGACCTGTTCCCTCACTACCTAATTCATCCCAAGATACATCATTTGTAATTTCTAATTCTGTTGTTATATTACGTGTGTATGTACCTATTATAGCATTTTTTATTCTGTTGTTGTATCTGTATTTTCTAATGCTTCAACACGTGATACTAAATCAGTGTTTGAAGTTTCTAAATCTGATACACGATTTTTTAATTTTGTATTTTTAGATTTTAGTGAAGTGATTTCACTTTGTAAACTTTCACTGTCATTACTTGTTGCTAATTGAACATAGTTCTTTGTACCTTGTTTTAAAAAGATATTACCGTCAATATCTGAAATAATATCGTTATCACTTGTTACACTGTCGGATAACTTTGTTACGTCTTTCGCTTTTGTTATTGTTCTTACAATTCTACCACTCATTTTTTATTCCACCTTTACCATCTTATTATAAACGTAAAACCAAGTTGAATTAATTCTAATAAATTCATTATTTAAAATCACCCCACGCTTTACCGACTTCACCGGTTTTTTCATTCCACGTTCTCACTGGCACAAATTCCTGTTCACCTCTATCATTTTCAAGTTGAACCCAAACATGATGGTCTTGTAAGCAAACCCAATCATAATTAATTTCTTGTTTCGGTTGAACAAAACCACCACTTTTAACAGTTCTAAAAGGTGCGCCAATACGTGTTTCAATTTCTTTACTACCTACTATGAAAGTTGCTTTTTCTTTCTTATATATTGTACCATGTTTGTTTACTCCGTCCCAACCTTTTGGAACATCTTTTTTACTAGGTGCTTTTGTTTCTACTTTCTCACCTTTCACACCGGATTTAAAATCACCCCACGCTTTACCGACTTCACCGGTTTTTTCATTCCACGTTCTCACTGGCACAAATTCCTGTTCACCTCTATCATTTTCAAGTTGAACCCAAACATGATGGTCTTGTAAGCAAACCCAATCATAATTAATTTCTTGTTTCGGTTGAACAAAACCACCACTTTTAACAGTTCTAAAAGGTGCGCCAATACGTGTTTCAATTTCTTTACTACCTACTATGAAAGTTGCTTTTTCTTTCTTATATATTGTACCATGTTTGTTTACTCCGTCCCAACCTTTTGGAACATCTTTTTTACTAGGTGCTTTTGTTTCTACTTTCTCACCTTTCACACCGGCTATAAATTGTTCCCAATTCATTCCACTATTACCCTCACGTAATAGGGTCGGACAATTTTTACCACTCCAATAATGATGTTGAACAACATTATTTGCACTGATGTTTTCTTCTTTCATAATTTTTTGTACAAGTTCCATTGTATTATGCAATGTTTTTAAATAATCACCGTCACTATTCACACACATTTCAATACTTATACTTTCCGTATTACCTTTGTATGTGCCACAAGCCCAACATGATGTTGTATGATAGTAGTGACAAACAGCTTTTTCACTATCAACGGTATAGTGCCATGTTTCCATAGCACCGTTATTGATAAAGTTGGCGTGTGCGTCTGCGTCTGCGCCTACACCTGTATTTGCCGTTTCGTGAATTGTAATGTACTTACGTTTGTTTGTTTCCGGATAATAATTTTGATTGTAACTAAATTTATCTACGATTTTAACCATGTTTTATTCCACCTTATCCTCTAATTAGTATACCTTTACTTGTTAATGTATTATCTTCAACATTTGAAGAATAGTTATTTTGATTGGTAAATATACGACCTGCATTATATACAGAAAAATCATAAGTACCTCTATTTGATGTTAGGGTTGGTTCAAAAATAACAACTTCACCACCACGTGTACTAAATACTGTATCATCACCACTACCACTAATATCACAATTTGAAGCNTTTCGCTGATTGGGCAACCCTTCATAGCGTCGCCCCGTGCCCTGAAAATTTCTGTAATACCCTTGCCGCATGCCCTTCTTCCGTTGACCCGTGCTTATTCGGACGCGAACGTCAGAAAAACCGAAAAAGATATTAAAATCGTATTTGTTGCGATCAGATACAATATTGAATAAACTCTCTCACTCTAGCACACTTATTTGTTGCTTATATTGTATGTAAACATTGAGGGCTGCGGACCGGCGCGGCGCCGCGCGTCAATTTATCGACAGCTGGCATGAGGGCTAGGTCCCGATTCTCCTGATATGAGACAGCATCCGGAAGAACTCGCCGTGTGCTGATAACGCGGAACGCGGTCGATCATGCAACCAGGTGCCAATGCGTGGCTCATTACTTGTTCGCGACCTATCACACTAGATGCGTACATAAATAAATAAATAAAATTTAGCTAATTCTAGCGCCGGCGCCCGGAGTTCAGCTTCGCGTCGATTTGCATTGACTCGGACCGACGCAGAGCCGCCTTTGTCGGTCGCGCAAAGCTCGGCACATTGGACGACTCTGGCGACTCGACATCGCGGTGGGGAATGCGTAAAGACTGTGACCGGGGAAGCTGGCGTGCGGAATGACTGCGCGGCGGCGGCCCCCTTGATGCCTCAGTTGATTCCTTCGTTGGTGGCACTGTGGCAGGTTGGGTGATGGGTGCCTTTGGCGCTTTGGCGAGCACTGCCTCGGTTCGCGTCCGCGGCCGCGTTGGCGATCCGGTTTGCGCCTCGGTTGGTGCTCCAATGGGTGGTTTTGGCGTCGCAGCAAGTATTCCCGTTAGTCCTTTAGTCTGGGTTCCCATCAATGATCTTGGTGTCTCTGCGGGTAACCGCCTTGCTCGGGNTTACTTGAGTACGCCATAATACCACTTTCATTTGAATCTTTAATACTTACATTATCTGCAACAATCGTTCCACCTCTTGTAGCTTCCATACCACGACGTCCACTATTTGAAATCGTGGAATTATTTACGTTGATACGTGCGCCAAATGCTAATAGTGCATTGTCACCACTATTTGAAATTTGAGAATCATGAGCAGAAATAAAACCACCACGTGTTGATTCTAAACCTCTATTTCCGTTACCGGAAACGGTAATATTTTGACAATAAACCGTTGAAATATAAGCTAAAACACCATTACGTGTATTATCTTTAGATTCTGAATTTCTTGCTTGTATAACTGAACCATGTGCCGAGTGCATACCGTCTTGACCGTTATTATTTGTTGTACCACCAGTAAAATCAATTTGTGAGTTATTAGAAGCGTGAATACCGTTTTCATTGTTATTATTTGCCGTTGCATTTGTTGCGTCTATTGTACAACCTCTGTT